TACTCATACAAAAACTCCTTAAATAAATCCCAATCAAGATATATCATTGGACTAGAAAAGTCTCTTTTTAATATTAATAAATCAGCAGATCCTTTCCATTTATCTAATTGGGCGAAGCCCTCGCCATTTTTTCTAGCTTTGACTTCAATATTAGTTCCCTCAAAAAGATCAGATACTTGAACGTCATGAGGGAACGCAGCAATAGCACCAGATAAAGGTTGTCGCCTGGCATTAAACCCTTCAGCTTGAAAGAGTTTTACTATTTCGTTCTCTACTCTAGTACCCTTTCTTTTTGCTTTGCTTGACAACTTTCATTCCTTTTTTCTTAGCTGTTTCTTTTGCTTTTTTCTTTCCAGCAGCAGTATATGGAAATTTCATTTTACCAACTTTAGGCATTTTCGACCTCACTTTCTTTACTGACTTTAGACTTTAAAACTTGACTACGCAATACTATTCTATCTTCATAAGCTTTATCTAACTTATTCATTAATACATTATTTATTTCTTTAATATCTTTTACTTCGTCTTGAAGTATTCTTACAGTAGTCGTTAAATCATCAATAGTCATAGTTTTCATTCCTTATTGTTATAAAATTTTTTTAGGTAAACTACAACTATATTAGAAATAAAATATTATTTCAATTCACTTACTAGCAGTTCCACGCTCTAAGTGATTTATTAATTCTAGAATCAGGATCTCTTGCTGTTTTTGCAGAAGTCAGCTTCTTTTTCATACCTTTCATTCTTGCACAGAATGATTTTCTTCTCTTATTGCCCTTTTTCTTAGAAGGTGCTTTAAGATTGCCACCAGTAGCTCTGTTATAACTAGCTCTACCTTTGGCATTTAATCCACCACTTGGATTTTTTCCTTCTTTTCTTTGCCATGCTGGAGTTGCCATTAGAAACTCCTAAACTTTTTTACTTTAGCTGCTATACCTTTAGGTTGCTTAGACACTTGTTTGCCTTTTTTCTTTGTTTTTCTTTTAGCAGCAGTAGTTCTAGCGTATTCACTAGGAGATAAAGCTTTAATAGCAGCACTTGGCAAATATCTTTCACCTGTTTCAGATGATTTCTTACCAGACTTGGTACGCCATTTCTGTTTACCCCATGCTTTTAGCGATTGTTGTGATCTTGCAAGAGCCATTATCTATATCCACCACCAGCAGCTTTATATCTTTTTGCTAATAGTTGTGCTTTTCTTGCAGACCATTGTCCACTAGCTGTACCTTGAACAGCAGATGACTTAATAGACTGAAACAGTCTTTTTCTAAGAGTAGGCTTAGTATAATTACCAGCCTTATTTACTGTACTTTTTTTCTTCATAACTTTTATTGCCTTGCAAGGCGTGAGAGAAACCCTCTCTTGGTTTATCGTCTAAAGACATTTTACCTTAAATCTTAGAAATATTTTTGTCTACGCACATATGTTTACTTTTTTTAACTCTGTTGTGTGTATGACATCTTTACTACTAACCACCTGTTAGTTTTTAACCCCCACCCTCTCGTTCTAGCTAAGATCGATACTAACCTTTATATCTCCGACTACTTGGTGATTAACTCTGTCTGGTGTACGTAACCCAACTCTATCTAGTATATCCTTACTAGCTTCTAGCTGTACATACTCTGATTTAGCGCCATTACTAAGGGCGACTAACTTATTACTTGCTGTTACTGCACCTAGACCTATCGTTCTTGACACACATTCCATCATGTATCTTTGTACTTTTGGGAGACGTAGTGTACGAGAAGCACTTACCCTAGCTGATTCTCTACTGACTTTCGTTGAATATCCAGCCTTTTCTGCTGCTTCAACTATACTGCACCCAGTTGATACGATGGTATCGACAAGTGCCTTTTGTTTATCTGTTAATTCCGTATTATCCGTCATATTCGCTATCGTTGGATAATTGTAATCATTGATAAAATCATGTCAAGCATAATCAACATGGTGTGACGATTGGAGCTAATCCAGCCTACCCTTCGGCTCGTCTACGATAGAGCTCTTGCCTATGGCAAGGATCTCTACCCTTCGGGCTTCGGTCTGGGCTAAAGAGAATAAAAAGAATAAAAAAGAATAAAGATAAAGAATATAATAAGAATAATAGAAAGGATAAATAATGATAATAATAAATATGATAATGTTAATATATATAATTATGAAGATAAGAAAGATAGAGAAATCTCTTATGTCTTATACTCATGATAATGATTAAGATAAACTAGTCAACCCACAAGGGGTGCAGCGTAGCTGCCTTTACCCCCCCTTATTCGTAAGATTTGGGGAAAGGGATAAAGTGACAAGTATATCTAAATCACCAACTTGCTTGGCAAGACTGTGAGAAAAGCTCACAAACTAAATAAATAACGAAAGATAATACAATGAATAAATTAAATGATAAATTATTGAATGACTTAATTGATAATAATCTCAATGCTTTGAGATCTATGTATGACAATCAGGTACATACAGAGTTCAGAGATACTGACGCAGATGGTAATGACATCAACAATTCATTACAATCAGTAGTATATCAACTCAATGGCATTATTCCAACTTTATATAACCAAGTCTCATATGCTGACAAAATGCTCAGTTATGCAGAAAATGGTCTTAAATGGGAAAAAGACAAAATGGGTGCTAGTTCAAGAATATCAAATCTTGATATGTATGCAAGATCTCAAGAGATTGCACACACTAAACTTCATGCATTAGAAAAACAATTCAATGCGAGAGAACACAACTTCTATCATGCATATGCAAGAATGGTTGCTTATACTAAGTATTTCAAAGAAATTACTGGTGATGAATATGTACCTTATACATCTAAATCAACAAAGTATATGCCTAGTGAAGAAAGACAAAACAAAGTAAATACAATTAAAACTAAACAAAAAGAAAAACTAAAAGAGTTTTATAATTCTACAATGGGTAAATTAGAAAAACCTTTAGACAATGATGATGGTACTATATCATCTGAATTAATCCCAGCTGTCGCATAGTTGGGATTTTATAAATTTTCGCTGCCCTACGGGCAGCGTTTCTTATGGTTAAGAATAACATACAAAAGCCACAATTCGGTGGTAATGCCAGGTGCACTGGTCAGACTTAACCGAAAACAATGGAGAATAATATATGATAACTAAAGCATTTAAATCAGGTATATGGGTAGGTAGCACACTACTTAACAGTAAACTATACAAAGCTGCTAAGCGTAAAGGTGTATGGTATTACAGACTATTTATATCAGAAGATTTCGCTAAAACTATGAGCGATATCTATGACATGAATGTTCTTGAAAGAAAACTAAAAGGTCTATCGAGATTAAAGAAAAGAGTATTTAATGTAGATGACAATGGTAATATATGGGATCCAGCTACTGGTGAAATATTTGGTAATGTAAATACATTAAAAGAAACACCAGCTACTCCCAAGACACAACCGAAAGCTGACTTTGACTTTGAGCATACAGCTTCAGAACTAATAGTTAAACACTATGGAGAAGAAGATGTAAATGCTATTGCTGGTGCTGTTAATAAAGAACTCATGGAAAAGTATGATTACATAACTTCAATAGAAGAAGATGAACAAATTATTGACATGATTAATGAATATACAGCAAATCAAAGATAATGAGTATCTTAGATATAACCATATTACTAATAGTAGGTATTACTATGGTATACATACAAGCGAGGAAATAATGAGTAAAATAGGTAACTGGGTATTAGAAATGACCGAAGCTGCAGCTGAACTTACTAGAGAAAAATTTATCAAAAAGTATGGAGAAGCTAATGCAGATGTATGGGATAATAATAAAAAAGAAGAATTAGAACATGAACTAATACCAAGCATACATGACGTTCAACATGAACTAAATAAAAAGGAGAACAAATGAGTGAACATGAACAAACAATGAAAATACTAAATGATAAAATGGTTGATATACAAAATAGTTTTATCAAAAAACTATCAGATCAAGTTATTAAAAACATGAGTAATATCAACAAATTAAATGATCGTATTTTAAAACTTGAAAGTGAAAATCAAGAATTAAAAAGTGAAATACAAAAAGAATTTGGAGGAACAACAAATGATTAAACCAAATCAAATAACTAAATGGAACTATGGAAGATATAGTTCTGATAATTATGGAGCTCATTGTTTAGCTTTTAGAGTTCCTAACAATACATATTATTTTTCTTATGATACATTAATTGCTTTTTATCATGAAGGTGAATTAATTATGAGAGAAAATATTTGGGGATCAACAACAGGTAAACATATGAATTGGCTTTCTCGTAATAAAAATGACAGAGTTAATTCTGAAATTTTTACACAAAAATTAAATGAATCATTAGGAGAAACAAATGAATAGTGATGATGTTCAATATACTAGAAAAATAGCAGACTTAAATGATCAATTACGCAAAGATATGTTTACAGGCAATATGTTAAAAAAACATAATTTAAGAAATAAAGTTGTATTAACACCTAGCGTAGATGCTTTAAATCTTAAAGATAAAGAAAAAGTATTTGCTTCTGTTAAATACTATGGAAACTTTACTAAAGATAATAACCCATGGGGTGAAAAAGACTTTGGTGCATTTAACTTTAAGAAAGAAAAATATAACTGGAAAATAGATTATTATGACAATACTATGAGTTTTCATAGTCCTGATAAAACTGATCCAGATAAAACAGTTAGAGTACTCACTATAATGAAAGCTAGTGAATACTAAGAACATTCTACAGAACTCAAGTGAGCTAGCTACTCACAGGTAGTATACTGCCTACAAAGAAAGTATATAGTAGAATTAGGGAGTAATAATCTCACATGGTTAGCCATGGAAAACTTTACTCCCCCAATGGTTAAGGAAAGTCGTGAATATTAACCTAGAGTTAATAAGGAAACTTCTAAGAATACCTAAAGCCTTCTTTCCTTTTGGGGAATATATAATAAGCG